GGCGCCCGCAGTCTGTGGAGATGGCGTGCATGGGGGGTAGAGGGGGTAAGTGGTTGATTTGGTTGAAAAAAACGGACGTATGGGGGGGGTTCGTTATATGTCTCTAGTGCTAGGTGGTAGGGGCTTGCCGCGGCTAAGCCGTTGTGGCGATTGAACTTTCGTCGGGTGGGCCAGATTGGCAAGCTCGTAGCACTATACTCACCCAGACTGAGGACTGCAAAGGAAAAAAAGAAAAGGACGGCGGACGAGCAGACGAGAACATTCCCAGACGCATATACATACATATGACTTGTCTTGTTATATATATAAATAGAGAAGTTGTTGCGGATCAAGGACTTAGGTGGTGCGCGATGCTTGCCCAGGCGGGGGCGCGAGCCGCTATCTACCACGCGATGTCAAGAGTTTGACATGCATCGGCGTGCATATGTCGTCTGGAAAAATGCGGCGGCCTGCATTTTTCGCAGGCCGCCGAGCGGAAGCGGTGATTTTCGCGCTCTTTTTTATGTCAACTCGCGCGACGCTTCAGGGGTTCGACGACGGTCCAGGCGGTGCGCTTGCGGTCGCGCTCAGACTGTCGGAGCAGAGAGAGCGCTCTCTCAGCGAGCTTGCGCTCGCGCTTGAAGGACATCAAGACTTCGCGGGAGGGCTTGGTCATGGTGACTGCCTCGCTCACTTCTTGGCGCCGCGCTTGGCAGCACGCGCGGGGTTGCGCCGCTGCACGACGGGTTCGGTCTTGTACGAGGCGGGCATGAGCTGCTTGATCTTGCGGGTCGTCAGAACACCACGCACGTCGGCCATCAGGTTGAAGAGGTTCATGTCTAACTCCAAGGTCAACACGGACATTTTGTCCGCGTTGAAAGCGCCGCTGAAGGGCAGCGGCCACCCGTAGGGATCAGAGAGAAGTCTCTCAGGCCAGCGCCTTCGCCACGATGGTGGCGCGCTCTTCGCCCACCGCTTGCACGAACGCAGCCCAGGCTGCCTTCTCGGCCGCCGTGGTGCGCACCGCCTTCTTCTGCGCCTTCGCCGCCGTGCTGGTGGGGCGGATCACGTGGTAACGGAAGTCAGACGACGCGCGGTCGATCATCAGCACGTTGTCGGGCTTGGCATCGGCGCCCTTGCCGGCCTCGATCACCTTCTCGGCCGCCGCCACGGCCGCGGGCTTCGGCAGGCCCTTTTTCACGCTGAGCTGGCCCGCAACGTGGGCGATCAACCACGCGCGGCGGAGTTCCTTCTGTTCCGTCGGGTCCATCGCCATGTAGGCGGAGTGGATGGGGTCGCACTCGCTGCGGGTCTTCTGCGACGCGGCGCCGACGTTGAAAGCCAGGGTGTCGAAGTTGTGCATTGCAATCTCCAAAAGTCAACGCGGACATTTTGTCCGCGTAGTACGCCGCCATCGACGATGGCACCAAGCGCACTGGCATGGGGTCGCCTGACCCCATCGCCGCTACGCTCAACGCGGACATCTTGTCCGCGTTGCATCTCACTTCGCAAAAGCCTCGGCCAGGGCGGTCGAAGCGAGCTTCTTTGCACCTTCGTACTCATTGCACGCGGCAGCCAGCGCGGCAGCCAGCTTTGCGATGTGCGCCGGCACTTCGACGCCGGCTTTTTTCTCGGTCTTCGCCGACGACGTGCTCTCGTCGGCATCACCCTTCAGGGCTTCCATCAGGCGCCGCATCGCCTTGTCCGCCGCAGCGAAGCACGGCGCCGCACGGTCCAGCACGAGCTGCCCCTTGTTCTTGTTCGACTGGCTCACCACGAGCGGGCAGCCGTACTTCGTGCTGGCCCACTCGATGACGAGTGGCCTGGCATCCTCGGCCGTGGTGATGCCAAGACCGCAGAGTGTGGCGCGAAGCCGCTTCGTAGCCTCATTCGCATCGGTAGCGTAAGCGTTCAGGGCAGCGAAGACGGCGGACTTGTGGATAGTCATGATGCAAGACTCCAGTGTGAATGCGGACAATTGTCCGCGTCGGTGTTGCATAGACCACCTATGCAACAGCCCCCATTCTAGCAGCAGGGGGTACTTCGTCCCTTTTCGGCCAGCCCCGATACCCACCACCCGGGGGAGCCCCCTGTATACATGCGAGGTAGTGCGTGGTAGTAGTAACAGGGACCACCAACCACGCTACACAATATTTTCAAACTAGTCGCTACACATGTCAAAACTTAGACAACATGTCAAAACTTAGACACCATGTCAAAACTTAGACACACTACATAAAAAATTGCCCCGGTCTTGCGGCCGGGGCGAAGAAGGAGAAAGCAATGAAGGCCCCTGCTTGCACAGCGGCCGGAGCTACTTTACACTGCCGCAACCTCGGGCACAAGCCCTGCGACAACATGCTAGAGCACCTTCTTGATTACGAGCCCCCGGTCGGTGATGCGGCCGACTCAGGCGCGCCTGTAAACGAGGTGCCGCCGCAGACATTGTTGGACGCTCAGTCAGACACAGCCGACTGGCTGCAGGCGTTGGGGGCGCCAGCTCCTGGAGAAGCAGAGCGCCTAGCCGCGGCAAGCACCGCGCAAGCCGCGTTCAGTTCGCTCGTCAAGCAAGATACCCCGATCACGCAGCGCGCTGCGCTGCTGGCACTGAAGACACCAGAAGCAGTCCGGCACCTGACGGGGATGCTGACCGCCTACGACTGGGAGTTCGTAGAGCAGGCCAAAGAGATCCGCGGCTACGCCGTCAGCCAGATCATCGAAGAGACCAAACACACCGACGCCCGCATCCGACTGCGCGCACTGGAACTGCTGGGCAAGGTCACTGAGGTGGCGCTCTTCACCGACCGCGTGGAGATCAAGAAGACAACGGTCAGCGACGCGGAGCTGGACTCCAAGATTAAAGAGAAGCTCTCGCGCTTCATGCAGATCACGGACGTCACCGACGTCGTGGACGTGACTCCAACCCCAGCCAGCGATGAAGCTGCCTGAGTTCCTCACGCACAGCGAGGCCGCGGCGATCCAAGCCGCGCTGCCGACCATGTCTCTTAAAGAGAAGATGGACCTGTGCGATCTGCTAGAAGAGAAAGAACAGCGCTTGCGCATTCAAAGCGCCCGTACAAGCGCGCTCGGCTTCGCCCATGCTGTCTACCCAGGATTCAAAGAAGGCCCCCACCACCGCCAACTAGCGAGAATCTTCGACGCTGTAATAAGCGGCGAGAAAAAGAGGGTGATTATCAACATTGCCCCCCGTATGGGTAAAAGCGAGTTTAGTTCCTACCTGTTTCCGGCGTACTTTTTGGGCCGTTTCCCCGAGAAAAAGGTCATCATGGGCACGCACACCGCGTCGCTTTCTGAGGATTTTGGACGGAGGATCAAGAATCTTGCAGCCGACGCCACGTACAACGACATTTTTCCTAAAACCATCGTTGCTGACGACCAAAAAGCAGCCGGAAAATGGTCAACAAGTGCCGGAGGGCAGTATTACGCCGTCGGTGTCGGCGGTAGCATCGCAGGGCGCGGCGCGGATCTGTTCATTATTGACGATCCGCACTCCGAACAAGACCTGAAATCCGGCACTAGAACGCCTTTTGATGCCGCTTGGACGTGGTTTCAGTCAGGCCCCCTGCAGCGCCTGATGCCGGGAGGGGCTATAATAGTCGTAATGACTAGGTGGTCTGAGCTGGATTTAACAGGCATGCTGATTAAACACCAGATTCGCAACCCGGACGCGGATAAGTGGGAAATCGTCGAGCTTCCGGCCATCTTGCACGAGAACACGCCCGAAGAGAAGAGTCTTTGGCCCCAGCAGTGGCCGTTGGAGCAGCTTCAAGCTAAGCGCGCAGGCATGGACCCGCGGTTCTGGCAGGCGCAGTACATGCAGAACCCGACTTCGGAGGTCGCGGCTGTCATTAAGCGTGACCTGTGGAAGATCTGGGAGCCGGAAGACCCCCCGAAGTGCGAGTACATCATCCAGTCGTGGGACACGGCACACGAGACTAAGACTGCCAGCGATTACAGCGCATGCACGGTGTGGGGCGTGTGGTTTAACGAGGAAGACAACGACAACGCGCACATCATCCTGCTCGATGCAATCAAGGGCCGCTGGACATTCCCCGACTTGAAGAAGCGCGCCCTGGAGTACTACAAAGAGTGGGAGCCGGACGCGTGTCTGATCGAGAAGAAGGCTGCCGGAGCGCCGCTGATCCAGGAGCTGCGAGCGATGGGGCTCGCCATCGGGGAGTTCTCCCCGTCCCGTGGTAAGGTAGGCACGTCCAATGACAAGCGAGTGCGCCTCAACGCCGTGGCAGACATGTTCGCATCCGGTAGAGTCTGGGCGCCCGACACGCGTTGGGCGCGGGAAGTGATCGAGGAAGTCGCTGCGTTCCCGGCCGGCGAGCACGATGATTACGTCGACACTTGCCTTGTCGGGGAAACTCTGGTGTTGCTGGCAGACGGTACGGAGCGCCCGATCAGCGATGTGCGTGTCGGGGACATGGTGGCGACACCGTTGGGGCCGCGGCGCGTGTTGGCTGCATGGGACCGGGGCGAGAGGGAGGTCTGGGAGCTAGTCGTCGGGCAGTCGCGCGTGTTTGCTACCCCTGACCACCGCATGGCTACGCAACGTGGATGGATACGGGTTGACAGCCTTGTTCCGGTGTTGGACAATGTGACCATTGCCACTGCTGGAGACGCCCTGTGCCCTTCGCAAAAAACCCGCACGTTGAGGTCGAAACGGTTGTCTTCGACGGCCGCACATATCGCCGCTACCCTAACAGCAAAAATCCTGCGCACCGGCGGTATTTTAGGTGCAGCACAGGCAGCCTACACCGCGCTGTTTGGCAGGCACACAACGGGCCTATTCCGCCCGGAAGCCACGTACACCACATCAACGGGGACACTACAGATAACCGTCCCGAGAATCTTGCCTGTATTACTCCCGAGCAACACGCCGAAGAGCATGCTGCTAGCCGTAGTGCTCGCAGTAGCGCGCCTGCGCACTTGCTGCACTTGGCGGCCATTCGTGACAAGACAAAAAACTGGCACCGGAGTGAGGAAGGGCGTGCTTGGCACCGCGAGAATGCCAAGAAGTCCATCGCCCTCGCTCTTGCAGCGCGCAAGACCGCCCCTCCTCCAGAGATTCCTCGGCAGTGTGACTGGTGCGGGACCGCATACATCGCGCACAGCGTCCGCAGCCTTTACTGTCGAGCGGCCTGCGCGAGTGCAGTCTGCAAGTTCCGTTCCGGTAAGCTACGTAAGGAACACCCACACCACGCGGCGCGTGTACGACATAGCCGTGGATGACGCGCAGTGTTTCTTCGCTAACTCGCTGCTCGCGCACAACTGCAGTATGGCGCTAATGCGTATGCGACAGGGTGGGTTTATTCGACTACCGTCAGACGAGCCCGAAGAACCGAAAGAGTGGCGTTCGCACAGGCGTGCGGCTTACTACTGACTGAAAGACACACATGGCTACCAACTTCGCTCCCGCACTGACCCCCTTTGACCCGCAGCTTTTGTCAGACGAACCCGTTGTCGAGATCGAGATTGAGCTGGAGGGGGTAGAGCCCGAAGAAGCGAGCGAAGAAGTACCGTTGGCGTTCGATGCCAACCTTGCGGAGAGCATCGACGCAGACGCGCTGCAGGCGCTGGCTGGCGAGATGGTCACACTCGTGGACAGCGACATCAACTCCCGCAAGGACTGGGTGGAGATGTACGTCAAGGGCCTGGAGGTCTTGGGGATGAAGTATGAGGAGCGCACAGAGCCCTGGAGTGGCGCGTGCGGCGTGTTCTCCCCGCTGCTGACTGAAGCAGCCATCCGGTTCCAGTCGGAGATGATCACCGAGACGTTCCCTGCTCAGGGGCCGGTCAAGACGCAGATCGTGGGGGCCATCGACAAGCTCCGCGAGGAGGCGGCCGAGCGCGTGCGCGACGACATGAACTTCACTTTGACCGAGCGCATGGTGTCATACCGCTCGGAGCACGAGCGGATGCTGTTCAGCCTGGGGCTTGCGGGGGCGGCGTTCAAGAAGATATACCCTAACCCGGACACGGGGCTGCCCGCGGCGCCGTTCGTGCCTGCCGAAGACATCATCATCCCTTACGGTGCAGAGGATATCTACACATCCGAGCGCGTCACACACGTGATGCGCAAGACCAAGAACGAGATCCGGCGGCTGCAGGCGTCGGGGTTCTACCGCGACGTTGACCTCGGAGAGCCCACGCGTGTCTTCTCGGACATCGAGAAGAAGAAAGCCGAGGAGCAGGGCTACAGCCTCAACGACGACGAGCGCTACCAGCTCCTGGAGATCCACGTCGAATGCGACATGCCGGGGCACGAGGATGACGTGGCCCTGCCATACGTGGTGACGGTCGAGCGCGGCACGCAGAAGGTGCTGGCAGTACGGCGTAACTGGGACGAGAACGACACGCAGCGGCGCAAGCGGCAGCACTTCGTGCAGTACACATACATCCCCGGCTTCGGCGCTTACGGCATGGGGTTCATCCACATCATCGGCGGCTACGCACGCGCAGGCACAAGCATCATCCGCCAGCTTGTGGACGCCGGCACGCTCGCCAACCTGCCGGGCGGCCTGAAGGCCCGTGGGCTACGGATAAAGGGCGACGACACGCCCATCGCACCGGGCGAGTTCCGCGACGTGGACATCCCCAGCGGCACCGTGCGCGACAATCTGATGCCGCTGCCGTACAAGGAGCCCAGTCAGGTGCTTTCCGCCCTGCTGGAGCGCATCACGGAGGAAGGCCGTCGGCTGGCAGCCATCGCCGACCTCAAGGTCAGCGACATGAGCGCGCAGGCCCCCGTGGGCACCACGCTGGCGATCCTGGAGCGCCAGCTCAAGACCATGTCCGCC